AAAGCCGCAAAATTACAGCGACAAAGAGAACTTAGAGCAACGGCTGCAGGAAAAGAATATGCCAATAGAGCAACACGGGAGTCTAATCATAAAAGGTATGCAGACCCTGTGAAAAAAGCGAAAATTTTGTACTTAAGTTCTAGGCGACGGGCTGCTTATACATACCCTAATGAAGCAGAAGCTATCGCAGCTCTTTATTTAAAGGCAATACAGCTTGAAGCAGCTGATGGAATACCTAGACACGTGGACCACATAATTCCGTTAAATGGAAAAAACGTATGCGGCTTGCATGTTTTAGCTAACTTACAGATTTTAACTGCTTTTGAAAACCAATCGAAAGGCAACCGTTATGGATAATGAAATAGTCTATCGAGCAAGTAAAACAGGTAGTAAACTTATAAAATCTCGTAAGTTTGTAAGCGCCATCATGGGCCCTGTAGGAAGCGGCAAGTCAGTAGCTTGTGTTATAAAGTTATTTACATTAGCTATGGAACAAGCGCCAAACCAACACGGCATAAGACGGACCAAATGGGTGATTATACGGAATAGCTATCGCGAGTTACTAGATACGTCAATGGAGACTTTCTTCGAATGGGTACCAAAAGAATGGGGAGAAATGTCAATTGTTAATGCGTCATTTTTCTTGTCGCAAGTACTGCCAGATGGAACAACAGTAGAAGCAGAGTTTTTATTTAGAGCGTTAGAACGACCTGCAGATATTAAAAAATTGCTGTCTTTAGATGCAACAGGAATTTGGCTCAACGAAGCGAGAGAGCTACCTAAAGCTGTGTTTGACATAGCCTGCACGCGGGTAGGACGATTCCCGCCTATGAAGGAAGGAGGGCCTACTTGGCACGGGATAATTCTTGATTCGAACCCACCTGACAGTGATTCCTGGTGGTACAAATTATTTGAAGAGGATTTGCCCGAAGAGTGGGATTACTGGAAGCAGCCAAGTGGTTTAAGCGAGGAAGCAGAGAACGTAGCGAACTTGCCAAAAGGTTACTACGATAATTTGCAAATTGGAAAGCAAGCAGAGTGGATAAAAGTATATGTCCATGGAGGCTATGGATTTACCTCTGATGGCAAGCCTGTTTGGCCTGAGTATAATGATGACGTCCACTTCTGGGACGTAGACTATCAGCCGATTAAAAACAAAGTTATCCATATCGGATTAGACTTTGGGTTAACGCCCGGCGCAGCCTTTGGACAGTACGAGAATGGTGAGTTAATTATTTTCGATGAGCTAGTGACCTTTAATATGGGAGCTACTAACTTCACCAAACTTTTAAAAGAGAAAATGGCAACTAAATATCCTGGGTTTGAGTTTGAGGTAACAGGTGCCCCCGCCGGTGACCAAAGGGCACAAACAGATGAGCAAACACCTTTTATGGTGTTAGCAGAGGGCGGGATAATCGCATACCCTGCGTATACTAACGACTTTATAATTCGGAGAGATACGCTAGGTGAGTTGATGTTGCGGTTAAGTATGACAGGCAAACCGGCGTTTAGGGTAACCCGCGGCGCGCCAACCTTGCGGAAGGCGTTAGCTGGCGGGTATGCTTATAAACGGGTACAAGTGGCAGGGGCTGAGCAGTTTAGAGGCGTACCGAATAAAAACAAATTTAGCCACGTTGCAGATGCTGCCCAGTACCTAGCGCTTGGTTGCACGGGCGGCGAAATAATCTTCGCTAAGAGCAAAACAGTAATTAACAAGCCTCAGACAGGTATTATATGACACTAGGCACAGTTTGGCAATATAGAAACGTGGGAGACGCGAAGTACATCCTAGTTAAACTGGAAGGCTCTACAGTGTACTACGTACCGCTTAAATATCCTGACCGTGAGCCATTTACGGTCGAGAAAGATTACTGGGATGCTAATTATACGCAGCTACCTCCTTTAGAGGCGGCTGATGAGGTATTGACTAATACTGGAGGGATGTTTTAATGCTAGCCACAGCTATTATTTTCACAGCGTTCTTTGGCATATTCATGCACTGGCTTAAGTCTTGGTTACGCGAGACCATTACAGCTAATTTCATTGAGTATATGGTCGGAGCTCCAAAACACACAGGGGCTATGTTATTCACTCTTGCAACAGCGTTAATAACTGGCTACCAGGCAGGTTTGTTCACCGGTTTAAATGAGCAATCATTAACTATAGCGTTCATGGCAGGTTTTACCGCAGACTCTACGGTTAATGCAGAACACGAAACAAAGGCAGATTAATGTTAGACGATAACGACATCATCGGTATAATTACCAACCACTTACGGTTCTCGAGCCAAATAACAGGGCTTAAAGAGTCGTTAGACTATTACTTAGGTAACCCGCTCGGTAACGAGATAGAGGGTCGTAGTCAAGTAGTATCACAAGACGTTGGTGACGTTGTCGAATGGATAATGCCACAGATAGTTAAAAACCTTACAGCTCCAGGCGAGGTAGTTACATTTGACCCAGTTGGGCCAGAAGATGAGGACCAAGCTGAGTTAGAGTCATTCTACGTTCAAGATGTTCTGATGAAAAAGAACAAAGGATTTTTAACTATCCACGCGGCAGTTAAAGATGCGCTTATTCAACGTAATGGTATAGTAGCTGTTGAGTTCGATGATAGAACTAAGTATCGCATTAAAACAGCTCAAGTGCAAGATGAGTTAGAGTTAATGGTGTTGGAGGCTACTGGCAAAGAAATAGTCGACTTACAAGAGGATGGCACAGTTGTATTTAAAGAGGCTTATACAGAACCTAAAGTCTGTATTAGGCCAGTTGCGCCTGAAGATTTTATTTATAATACAGATCACAATAGTATCGACTTGCAAGAGGCAAGATTTCAATGTGAGATAGTTACGCAAACAGCGTCTAAGTGGATTGAGGATGGGTATGATGCTGAAGTTATTGAAGACATTATGGGCAATTATGCGTATATTGCGACTCATCGTTCTTACCGTTTTTCAGCTCAAAATGAGACACTAGTATTACCAGTTAACCCGTCAACTGATGATTCACAAAGAATCATTACTTGTGGAATATGCTATGTTAAAATTGATTTGTACGACTGTGGCATTGCTACTTGGTATCGAGTTGTCGTCGTACTTACAGGCACAGGCTCAGCATTAAGCGCCTCGCACTTGCTAGAATTAGAGCCAGTAGATAGCTCTCCCTACTTCGGTACAACTGCTATATTGATGAGCCATAAATTCCAGGGTTTATCAATGTACGACCGGCTTAAAATGCTACAAGACCAAATGACAGCGTTGATGCGGTCTAACTTAGATAATATCTATTTTACCAATAACCAACGGAATGCAGTTATTGAGAATATGGTCAACATGGATGACCTGCAAACAAGCGTGCCAGGCGGTATAGTTAGAGTAAGACAGCAGGGCGCTATACAGCCAATCGAAACTCCACCTATCGGCCAGAACGCATTTAGTATGATGGAGCATCTTACTAATATACGCACAGGTAGAACAGGCGTCACGCCTGAAGGCGCTGCCCAACCGCATGATGTAGGTGACAGAGTAGGTAGTCAAGGTATTAACCAGATAATGACTGCTAAAGAAGAGCTCACAGGCCTTATGGTCAGAGTTATGGCTGAGACTCTTATGAAACCTGTTTGCATGCGCATAAGAGACTTGTGTGTACAACATGCAACAGGGCAGGCTGAGAACTTCAAAATGCGCGGCACCTGGCAGCAAGTAAACCCTGCAAACTGGTTTAAACGAGAATCTACAACTATACGGTGCGGAACAGGCTCAGGCGATAAAACATTTAAAATTCAAGCTCTCTCAACTATTTTGCAGTATCAACAAACTGCTATCAGTGTACCTGGTCAGTCTTTGGTATCCCCAGGAAACATCTACAAAACCTTGGATGAGTTATCGAAAGCCTATGGTCTTACAGGTGCGTCGCGATACTTTACCGACCCGCAAAGTCCTGAGGGCCAACAATTTGCCCAACAGGTTGCGCAGCAGCAACAGGCCGCGCAACAAGCTCAGATGCTACAGCAACAGACAGAGCTAAAAGCAATGGCTGACGTCGCGCAGGCAGAGGTTAGCAAAGCAGCTACTGCACAACAAAATGTTAGTTTGCGCGCGCAAATAGATAGTCAGGCTCAACAAATTAAAATGCTAGAGCAACAGCTTAAGGCTAAGCAAGGTACTGACGAGTTACAATTCAAATACGATCAGTTAGAATCAACTACAGCACTTAAACTCTTAGAACTTGAGAAATCGGCAGAAGAGTTCGAAGCCGCAGAAGACAAATTGGAGGAAGACGACCAAAAATAAATTGTACATTTAAGTTTGGTTGTGTTAATATAAAATAACTTGAGAGCATCCTGGCCAGGATGTTGCGATGTCACCTCGTCGCGTCTCTCAAGTTAATTATAGAGGCGCTATTTTAAGGTGATAAAATGAAGATTTGTAGTAAGTGCAAAGAACATAAAGAGTTAGAAGCTTTCAGTAAAAGCTCAAGGTATAAAGACGGACTAAGATGTAACTGTAAAAAATGTGCAACTTTAGCTAGTTTACAGTCCCATGCAAAAGCTTATGCGACGCCTGTAGGACGAGAAAGAATTAATAAAGCGTCACGTGAAACAAAAGCAAAGCCTAGAGGGAGAGAGAAAAACAAAGAAGCCTGTGCCAAGTTCTATGCAACGCCAGAAGGCAGAGCAAAAATACTAGCTGCGAAGGCAAAAAGACGACGGGCCTATACTTACCCGGGTGAAGAGTCTGACATACTGGCTATTTATTTAGAGGCTCAATTATTAGAAATAGCTGACGGGATACCTAGACATGTCGACCATATAGTCCCGTTAAATGGAAAAAACGTTTGTGGGTTACATGTTGTAGCTAACTTACAAATTTTAACCGCAACAGAAAATATGTCAAAAGGTAATCGATATGGATAAGTCAAACCGCCAAATTTTAGAGGAGCGCATAGTGCAAGGTCGACAAGCGCAGACGGCTTGG